TGAAAGCTGACAGCGCCGACTTCGGCAACAAAAAAGTGATCACCTCGACCGACAGGGACAGCAGATCGGCGGGGGCCATTTTGTTAATTTCCTGCACGGTCAGTGCCGGGTTCGTGACGCGCGGCAGCACGGCCATCATCGCGTTCACGTCCATGTCCATCAGCGCCTGCAGGCGGATGCCGCGCAGCGCTCCGGCCTGCGGCTTGCGCACCGTCACGCTGGTAACTTCGGTTTTGCCGCGCAGGATGGGGGTGTCCAGCTCAACAGCTTTTTCGTTAGTTTTGTCGGTCATGATTATTTTCCGTTTATACGTTTCAGAGCGGCAGGGCTGCCCCTGCCGGGGCTATCAGAGGCCGAGCGCGTTGCGATGCGCTTCCATCAGGTCGGTGCCGTCCACGATGTGGATCATGTTCACGAGGTCAATCTCGTAAACCACCTCGCCGTTAATGGTCAGCTTGGCGTAGCTGTTGGTCGCGGACACCTTGGTGGTGCTTGAATCGCCGGTCTTCCACTCGCCGGAATCCAGCTCTTTGTAGCGACCGCGCGTGACCAGCTCGACCGCCTGCACTTCGCCGGTGTCGTCGCGCTGGATAGAGCCGGTAAAGCGCAGCTGCACGCCGTCCACGGTGGCGGTGCCCAGCTGCTTGAACAGCAGCGCCTCGGTGCCGCCTACAGTGAACTCCGTATCCAGCGCGCCGTCGTCCAGGCCCATGTCGATGTCTACCGCACCGGCCATGCCGCCGCCGCGGTACTTCTCAAACTTGCGGGTGACTTTCGGCAGGGTGATGGACTCAACCAGCCCCTGCCAGTTGTTGCCTGCGTTAAACACGTTCAGGTGCTTGAGCTTGCGGGGTAATGCCATGTTTCAGTCTCCTTATGCGCTCACGCGGCTGCTGAAATCGACCAGGTACTGGTCGGTGATGCGCTGGCGCAGCAGCAGGTTTTCCAGCGGTGGCACCGGCGTGTAGTCGTAGTCGATGGTCAGTTTGCCCGCCTTCAGCGTGTCCTTGTCGTTCACGCTTTCATCCAGCCAGCAGTCCGCCCCGATGAGGTAGCCCTGATTCACCAGGCTGCGCAGCTTCGCGCGGATGCTCTCGATGATGTCGCGCGCCAGCGACGGGTTCAGCGGGCCGTCAACGGACCACATCTGCGCCTCGGCCATGGTGTCCATCAGCACCTGCGCGGTGCGGGTGTAACACTCAAACGGAAACAGCGCGTCGTCGCTCAGGCAGCGGGAACCCCAGAAGCGGAAACCGTCTTTGCGGATCAGCGTGGTAACGTCGTTCTGGTTCAGCAGGCCTGCGTCCGTCGCCGGATCCTGCAGGTCCCAGAATACGTCTTTAGAAATGCCGGTGACGCCGTTCACCCCGACGTTTGACAGGGACTTGTGCCAGCCGGTTTGCTCGTCGATTTTGGCGCGCAGGCCGAGCGCGCGGGCGGTGGCGTAGGCCGTCGCGTCTGCTTTCAGCACGGTGTCAAAGTTGATGAAGTCAGGCCAGATAAGCATCCCTTCGCGCTGGCTGAAGTTGGCGCGGTAGGCGATGGCCTCCTCTGCGCTTTTGCAGCCGTAGGCCGACAGGTAGGCAAAGCCGCGCAGGCTCTGCGCCACGCTCATAAGCTCGGTGGCAACGGCCTGCGTGTCATGTCCCGGCACGCCGAGAATGCGCGGCTTGACGCCACAGACGCCCTGCGCGGCCAGCAGCGCCTTCATGCCGGTGCGCTGGCCGTCGGTCACGCCGCCGATGATGTTAGCGGTGGTTTCTGCCTCGGTTTCGCCCTGCGGCACGCGCACAACGACGGTAACGGGTTTGGACTGATCGGCGATGGCGTCCAGCGAGCGGGCCAGCGTGCCGGACTCGCCCGCCTTGCCGCTGGCAGCGAGCACATCGGTCAGCAGCACCGGACGGTTGAGCGGAAAGGTTGCTGCGTCGGCGTCGTCGCCGGTGCAGACCAGCCCGACGATTGCCGTGCTGACGGTGGTGATAGTTCGGGTGCCCTCGTTGATTTCCTCAACGCGCACGCCGTGGTGATAATCCTGAGCCATGTGGCGGTTCTCCTGTAAAGGGGTTCCGCTATGGTGAAAGGTGGCGGGCGCGGGCGCACCCTGCGGGCATTGTGTGGAAAATCACACAAGGAACAGCGATAAAAAAAGCGCCCCGGCGGGCGCTCATCCTGTCAGGCCGGGGGCTGCGGCCATTCCTCCGGCGACTGCGCTTCCGCATCCGCACGGCTCAGCAGGACGCGGTATTTCTTCCACGCCGTCAGCTGCGCCTTTTCCTCATCCGTTGCCATATCAAGATCAACCGCATCCTGCAGCATCTGCACTTTTTGCGTTGCCTCGCGCAGACGGGCGGCAAGGATGGCCTGCTTCGCCTGCGTGCTGAGTTCAGGCACCATAGGCGGCCCTTTTACTACCTCGCCGCCGATAAGCTGGCAGTCCTGCCCGACCGATTCAAATTGCGCCTGGGTCAGCTCGGCCAGCTCCATGGCGGAATAGTTCTCTGCGTCCGCCTGGCTGAAGGCAATCATCATCCCGTCGATGTAGTGACCGGCATTCACCGACACAAAGTAACGCTTCTCAAACGGCAGAACCAGATCCGCCTCGCTCTGCTCAGCTGCTAAATTTTCCTGTTCACTCATGCTCATCACCAGATAGCCAGAAGGTTAACGTTAAGGGCCGAATCGTTGTTGTTATAGATACCGGCATTGCCCGCGCCGACGCCGGTTGACCATACCGCCGGATCGCCGTTGATGCCGGTTATGAAGACGGCCGGCGGGGCCGTAAAGCCTGCCGGGTATGTCCAGATGACGTTGGTTTTTGCCGGAATACTCAGGTTCTGACGGCACCACTGCGCGCCGTTTGGCAGCTTAATCCAGGCACCGTTGCCGTTAGTGCCCGCCTGAAACTGCCCGTAGGCGACGGCGCTGTTAGCACCCGTACCGCCCGCCACGGCAAAGCCCTGACCAGCATCACCTCCCTTATAGGCATAACCTCCCAGCACGTAATTCAGACGAGCATTGCTGACAGCAGCGTTTGTTTCGCCGTTATTGCGCACATAAAAATCCGTCTGGTCATTGCCGTTCAGGTTCGCCTTTTTACTCAGCCCGTCATTCAGCAGTGAAACCGGCACGGCGGCGTTGTTATCCGCCGGCGCGCTCAGCACCAGGAACTTTTGCGTCGCAGAACCGCCCAGCAGGGCGCGCAGTGCCAGCGCGGTGTTCATCTGCCCGCGATTGACTGCATGGCCGTCAAGCGTGGCGTCTTTGACGGAAAACTGCTGATTGACGTTACCCGCAAGCAGCGCACGCGCGGCAAGCTGATTCGTCATCGTGGTGGCAAAGCTCGGGTCGTTGCCCAGCGCGGCGGCCAGCTCGTTCAGCGTGTCCAGCGCCTCCGGGGAAGACGCAACCAGCTGCGCAATGGCCGCCTGCACAAAGGCGGTCGTGGCAAGCAGCGTTGAGTTGTTGCCGGTCGCTGGCGTCGGGGCTTTGGGCGTGCCGGTAAGCAGCGGGCTGTCTTTGGGCGCATACTGCTTGTGCGGGTCTGCCGCTGCAATATGCTTTGCCATCAGGTCGTCCGCGTACTGCCTGACCTCGATCACGGCCTGGCTCACCTTGCTGTCAACATACTGCCGCGTTGCCAGCACCACGGCCGGATCAATCTTCAGGGTGATAGCGTCCGTGCTGTTCACGATGATGAGCATGCGCACGGTCTGCGTGCGGCCGCTGCCTTCCTGCAGGGCGGGCTTGTAGGTTTCCGGAGTGTTACAGACCGCGATCAGCGTCCCCTCAGCATCAAACAGCCCCATTTCCCGGATCCAGAATCCGCCTTCCGTTTCGGGGATCACCTGCTCGGCAATCACCTGGCTCGCATTGGTGGCATCAATACTCAGCGTATTGATGGCCGCCCGGCGCACCTCGTTTACCAGCTTTGTCTGGCTGGCGTTCGGCGTGGGCAGCGTGCCGCCGCCGTCGCCTACGGCCATCTGCGTGATATTCAGTTTTGTGCCGAGCGCGGCAGCGTTGGCAATTTTGGCCGCGCCCAGGTTGGTCACGATTGCGTAAAATTTTTGTGTCATTGTCCGACTTCCATCAGGTCGATAACGTGAACCGCCGCGCCCGCGTAAGTCGGGCCGCTGACGGAAAGAATTTCCGGGGTGTAGGGGTAAACAGAAAGGTCGTCACCGTCGTAGCTCGCGGCGGCTATGCGCGTTTCGCCGCTCACCTGCAGGTTGATGGACATGCCCAGCAGGTGACGGCTGCACGGCTTGGCGTCACTGATGAGCCGCTCCAGCTCCTGATAGGTTTCTTCCGTAATGCCCTGATCCTGCACGCCGATGTCCAGGCGAAACGTGCCGGGCGCTTCCCCCGTTTTCCACCACTCGATAACGCGGATCAGGAACCCGAACGGCTCTACCACGCGCCGGATAGCACTGATGGTTCCCTTGTGCTGATGGATATAGAACGCATCGAGCACCACCTGCCGCTTGACGCTTTCCGCCCAGCCTTCGTCCCATCGGTCCACCGAAAACGCCCAGGCGAGATACGGCAGAAAGCTGACCGGGCAGGTTGCCGGGTTCCACAGGTCGCGCAGGGGCACGTTCAGGCCGGTAATGCCGCTGCAGGCTTCCGCCAGGCGGCGCTCCAGCGCGGACGAGCCGGACGGTATCAGGCTGTTGTTGCTCATGTCAGCACCTCGTCAGCCGCCACCGAAATGTCCGTGCCGGTGCAGTTACCCGCCGCCGTACGGTCCAGGATGATGTCCGCAGCCGGTTCGATCATTTCCACCCAGTCCACGCCGGGCACGCGCAGCACCGCCCCGTAGGACTCGCGGCGCACGCTGCGGCCCAGCTTTTTCTGCTCGGTGAGGTAAGCGGCCAGCTGCGCGTTTGCCGCCTCCAGGCAGGGGCCAGCCGCCACGCCATCAAACAGGTGCAGCTTTGCCTTTACGCTGTAGTCATGAATGGTCGCGCCCTGCACGGTGACGCGGTCCGCTACGGGCCGCACCGTTTCCGCGTTCAGCGCGGTGTTCACTGTAGCCAGCAAATCCGCCGCTGCTTCGCCGTTGCCTTCACGGCTCAGGACGGTGATCAGCACGCTGGCCGGTGACGGGCTGGTTGCCGACACGTCCTGGACGCGGCCGTCCGCGCTTTTTGCGTGAAACTCATAGGCCGCCGTCGGCCCGGCCACGCTCAGCCCCTCAAACGCCTCCGGCACGCGCACGCGCAGGGCATCGTCGGTTTCCATCACGGCATCGACCGGCGGCACCGCGTCAGGGTCAGCCGGGGTCACGGTCAGGCGCTGCACGTTATAGCTTGCGGCCAGCTGGTCCAGATCGCTGCCGAGCGCGTACGCCACCATGACCGCCTGCGCCGCCTCGTTGATGCGCTGGCGCAGCAGGATTTCCCGGTAGGTGTTTTCCTGCAGCGTCTTCACCATCGGATCGGACTCCAGCGCCAGCACGCGGCGCACCGCCGTCTGCTCCTCCGTCGGATAGAGCGCGATCAGCGCCTCTTTGCGCTCGGCCAGCAGGGTTTCAAAGTCCGGCACCTCAATCACTTCAGGCGCGGGCAGCTGGGAAAGGTCAATTACTGCCACTGTTCACCCCCGTAGAAACAGACATGGCAACCGGCGAGCCGTCATCCCGCTGGCCGGTCAGTTCAACCACCATTGAGCCGTCAAAGGCGCTGGTAATGTTGACGGTGTTCAGCCTGATGCGCGGCTCCCAGCGGCTGAGCGCGGTATACACCGCCGCCATCACCTGCAGGCGGATCACGTCGTTTTGTGGCTGGTCAATCAGCACCGACAGCAGCGAGCCGTAATCCCGGCGCTGCAGACGGCTGCCTTCCGGCGTCATCAGAATGTCACGCACGCTCTGCCGGATATGGTCGATGTCGGTGATCGCCTCGCCGGTGTCGCGGTTCATGCCGAGATACATCATTGCGGACCTCCTGACATATCGGTGCCAGACTTCACGCCGCCGTGCTTATGGGTATGCACCACGACGCCGTTTGAACTCATTGAACCGCCGCCGTGGGTCACATCGCCGTTCATTACGGTTTCGCTGTTGATCCGGGTCTGGTCGGCGTCCACGCCAAACTGCTCAGTGATGAGCTGAATACCGTCCGCCGCCTCAATCCGCACGCTTTTGATGTTCTTTATCAGCAGCTGGCCGGTTTCCGGCTCGTACTGAAACCAGCCGCCGTCCTGAAACACGGTTGTCGCGCCGTTTTCTGAGTAGTCCGGCGGCGGAAAGGCATCGGAATAGATGGCGGGCAGCGCAAACGCGGTTTCGAGGTTGCCGCCCAGGCTCAGCAGCACAACCTGCTCGCCGACGGTGGGTTTCCACCATGTGCGGGTGCTGCCGGCGCGCGTGGTGAGCCAGTTAATCCAGTTGGTTTCGATGTCGCCCGTTTTCACCCGGCACAGCCAGTTCACCGGGTCCACCTCGGAGACGGTGCCGGTGCGGATCAGGTTGGTGATAAGACGCATTAATTCAGTAATATTTTCGTTCATTGTTAAAGCTTGAATGACTTGTGTTTTTGTGGCATTAAAATGTCTTTGTTGCATTTACCACACAATTCAGAGGAAGAGTCATGGGCCGGAGACGGAGAAGAAACAAAGATAAGTTCTTTAATTTAACGGCAATTTTGTCAGGTGTGTTTATTTATCCCTTAACGCTTTTACCAAATGACTTGAATTTACCACTGGTGCTTATAGGCGGTATGGTTTTATTTATTGCAATAGTTTTGGTTTGCCAGAAAATTACGAAGTCTGGAAAAAATAAAACTTACAAGGAAGCGTTTAATGCTATATGGAATATGGAGACAGCAATAGTTTTCACAGTTGGCATATTTTTTTATTTTTTTTACCAAAGAGAAGGAAAGAAAGCTCCAGATTTAATAAATCCGTTTATTGAACACCATCCTTACATCTCCTCTTTAATCGTCGTGATCTTGATAAGTACTGTTATATTTAGATTCGGGCTTTCTTTGACGGATTTGCTTGTAAAGCCAGACGCTCAAGAGACACCAAAACAAACGCTGGATAAACAAGAAAGTCCGCAAAGAACTAAGGCTAGCTAAGCCATTCAATTAAGGCATTATGGATGAACTCTATATTTTCCTGGCTGATACCTAAAAGGGGGCGCTCTGCATACTTTACGACTAACCCGCGACGATTTACCCGATCCCTAAGCCCATAATGATGAACACGGGCAATTTTCTGTACGGCTGGTATAAAACTAACCTGTGCAGAGTCAGCGTCAGCCTGCGATTTCAGATATTTTGCTGTTTTCATTTTCGCAAACATCTTGCGCCGGATCCGGCCGGGCTTCGTGCGGGCCGTGGCGCGGCGGGGGTTCCCTGCGGTGCCGTCCGGGGCGCGCTGCGCCGTGATGTTCGCCTGCTGAATGCGGCGCACGTCGCGCGCGACCTCGCGCAGCATCCTTTTTCTGGCCGACGGTTCAAGCTGCGCCAGCAGCGAATCCAGCCAGGCGTCAACCTCATGCAGTTCAGCCATGGCGCGCCGTCCAGAACTCCTCCGGCACGTCCGGCTCCGGTATGGCCTCGACCGTCATTTTCCCGTCCACCTCCCGCGCCAGCACCCGCTCGGTCAGCTTCAGGTTCATGCTGATGTCGCAGCGGTCATTGCCGAGGATGTCGGCCTCAAAGGTGAAAAGTTTTTCCCGCTCGCCGGGGTTCTGCAGGGCGTCCGGCTGATTCTCCCGCAGCCAGAACATTACTGGGGCCATCAGCAGGTTCTGGTCGCCGGTAAAGTCGGTAATCACCACGTTCAGGGTGTAGCGATATTCCCATGAGATCGACGCGGCCGACGTGGCGACCAGCGCGCCGTTATCCACGAACAGGTGCAGCCGGTCGGGATTGTCCGCCACGTAGGGCACGGCTTTATTCAGGGCGCTTCGCAAGGACTGCGGCTTGTTCATCGTCTTTTTCCTGACAGCTGATAATGGTATCGACCTTGTCCGCGCACGCCGCCCAAGCGGTCTCGGTTTCATCCAGCAGGGCATTCAGATCGCCGTTACTTCGCGGCGAGGCTGGGTCCAGCTGGCAGAGGGTGATTTTGGGACAGCCACTCACGGTAAGATTCACCTCCGGCGAGGGCCGGTCGCTGGCGCAGCCGGACAACAGGATCAGGCAGAGGGGAATCAGCCCAGCGGCGCAGGTCTTCATTTTCACGTTTAATCTCCTCAATAGTGCGTTGCCGGTCGCGCAGCAGCCTGCCGTTTTGCTCGGCGGCGGCATAAAGCTGTGTCTGCGCCTGGCTGTTCGTCTGCGTAAGAATGTTCAGGGCGATCAGCTGGCCGTTCTTCTGCGACAGCTTTTTGACTTGGTCCGCAATCACCGCCTGCTGCGTGCTGATGGTGTGGTGCGCATTGCTGAGCCGCCATGACTGCACGCCGAGCGCGGCCAGCAGGAGAAGGGCAAGCGCTGCTGCCAGCAGCACCCGCTTCATGCGCCCGCCCCCCTGAGACACCACGCCATTTCACGCTGGCGGCGGTTATCCAGCCCCTGACTAAATACGCCTTTTATGTACACCCAGCGCGGCAGTTGCCCGCAGGCATCACGCCATCGCCCCTGTTTCAGCAGCGCCACCATGGTTGATCCGCAGGCGTTGCCGGTGCCGACGTTGAACGCCAGCGACACCAGCGCGTCATAAACCTGCTGCGGCATTGATACCGCCACGCAGCGCGCCAGTGCCGCCTCGACGCGTAACACGTTGGTGATGAAGTTGCCCGCCGCCTGCCGCTCGGTGATGGTTTTCCCCGGCATCACGCCGCGCGTGTTGCCGATCCCGTCGGTCCAGACGCCGGCGCTGCACTGGTACGGCTGCAGGCGGCAGCCCTCATAGTCCGCGATGAGCTTCAGCCCCTCCACGGAGGTATGCAGCTGCTGAAAGCCGGGCAGCGTGGCGGCGAGAGCCAGCACCACGCCCACGGCGCAGCGCTTAACGGTTTGCAGATTCATACTCCTCCCGCGTGATGCGCCCGCTTGCCAGCAGCAGGTAGGTTTTGTGCTTGTAGTACCAACTGATGAGCGCCATCAGCAGGCCGATAAAGACACCGGCCACGGTAGAAACATCCTTCAGATCTAGGCCACCCAGCCACGCCATCACTACCGCCACGCACCAGGTGATAAAGGTGCTGATTTTTTCCCACATAGTTCAGTCCCAAAGCTGGACGGCCTGCACGGTTGCCGTCGTTGTCACGTCCGGCAGCTCCACTTCCAGCCCGTGCGGCAGGATGGGGCCATACTCAGACAGCCCCGGATTCGCCCGTATAACCTGCTCGGTCATGCCCTGCGTGCGCCCGTAGTGACGCCAGCAGATCGCGTCCACCGTGTCGTACTGCTGCGCACGCACTTTCATCAGATAAGCTCCACGGTGCTGTGCGGCAGGTTCTGCACGCGGCTGATGGCCCAGCGCGCATCCCGCCACAGGTCGCCGGTCGTGTCGGCCAGCTCCTCGCCGCGCTTCGCCGCTGCGGCGGTCGCGTCAAAGTCCTGGTAGCGCTCGTTAAGCACCGCACGGGTCCAGCACCATACCGCGTTAAAGTAGTGATGCAGGCGCACGCTCTCACCGGCCAGCTTCTCCGCCGGCACGTCGGCCAGGGTGTTAAACCCGCGCAGCTCCTGCCGCTCGCGCCATGAATAAAGCTCGGTATTGACCTCCGCCATCGCGGTGAGCACCACCTGCTTTAGGCGCTCCGGCGTCACGGTGCCGTCTACGCGCATTGCAGCTCTGAACTTCGCCAGATCGACGTCCGGCCAGAACGAGTTGTTGGGGATAATTTCCGGCGTTCCCGTCGCCTTCTGCGGCGCTACAAATTCCATAGCCTTGATACTCCTGAAAAGGTTGGGCGGTGGACGGGGTTTTGATAAGGCTCAGCCTGTCGCCACCCCGTGCCGCCCCGCGCGTGGGCACGTCCGGTTATCAGCTGGCGTTGCGGATTTTCCGCTCCCGCTGCTCAATGTCTTTTTTCA